AATTGTATCAGACCACAATGCGCTCGTTGAGAGAAGCAGTCTCAGAACGTGCAGTCAGGTCAGCGTTGGATGTACCACCACCAGCAACGATTTCCACAGCACCAGCGGGATTCAGGTGAGAAGCACCCATAGCCATACGACCAACGATCAGGTCGCCTTGGTACATGACGGAAACATCGCCCGAAGTGGTTTGCACTTGGGGACCGATTGCTTCAACACAACCCACTGAATCCTTGTGCATGATAAGGGCTTGCAGGTTATTAGCGGTGAATCTGTAATCGTTGTTTTCACCATCCTCGTGATCAGCAGTTGCGCTAGGCAGGTTGTTAGACTTCAAGATCTTGATACCAGCAATGCTGTACACACCGGTACCACTCTGCAGTGCATCACCAACTTCATCGCGGTTGATGATGTTGTTGCTGACTTGAGTGATCAACGGATAGTAGCTAGCAGGCGGGAGAACGGCCACGCGCCCATCAGCAGGCACGTTAGTCTCATCGAAACGTTGAGCAGCAGCGTAGAAACCACGGACCAGTGCGGCAGAGTGACCAGAAGTACCAGCAATGTTAGCGTTACCAATTTCAATAGTAGCACCAGAGTTTTGACCAGTCACAGCACGAGGCTGAACTGCAGCTTTTGCTGCGGCACGGAAGATCTTTTGATCGTAGGAGTTTGCGAGAGCGTAGCCAATCTTACGAGCCATCTCACCGCGCAGATCGTAATGAGCAAGCATCTCATCAAGATCATAAACGAACGTAGAGGCAACCAACAGGTCGTCCATCACGATCGTCTTTTCAGCAACCGGCATTTGGTTAGCAGTTGAACCACCATCAGCGGTAGCACCAAGGATGGGGCTTCCGGGGACATGGTAGTAAGCAGACAGACCGCCAGTGAAGATGAACTGCATAGACTTACCGGACTTCAAAGTACGGCGGGTGCAGAGATCACGAGCAATGGTCTGGTTTTGGTAAGCTTTGAACAGCTCACCACTGAACAGTTTTAGATAAGTAGCGTATTTACCGGATTGAATACCGGCATCATAGCCTTGGGTATTAGAGTTAAAAGTAAGAGATGCGGCAAGGGAGGGCGAGCCTCCATACATACCGGATACAAGCGTAGAAGCCATTGTATTAATAAAAAAAGAGAAGGTTTACATTACTTCTCTAAGCGCTTAGAGTATTCAATTTATTGTGGTCTATCCCACCGTCATGACGGCAGCAAGGTATCCTTCGCAAAGGGCTCGTTGCCAATAGGCAGGGAAGGAATTGCACCTCCCCCTAAGGTCTACCTACCTTGTTTGATGTAAGTAACGCCGCGATACTTCAGTTTCTGTTCCTTTGAAGCAGCTTTCTGTTCACGGATACGAGCATTGAGTTCTACAGTTGGCATGATGATTTATTGAATACCACACCCCCGTTCCATGGTGTGGTGTCATGCGTCCCTAAAGGGATGAACGTACGTTACTTTATAAATAGTTCAAGCTTTCTTAGGTTTCTTTGCAGTCTTAGCAGCACGCTTGAAGTTTGCTGCAGTGGGTGCACCAGGACTGCCTGGTTTCCTCATTTTCTCTCCACTACCAGAAGCAATGCGTTTGCGTTTGGCGTGAATGTTTGCATACAGTCCGCGCTTAGCCATTACTTTTTTTATTACGAAGTTTTTTAAAATCAGCTGCTTCAATTTTATTTTTATTACCAGCCATACCGGCAATCTTTTTCTGTCCACTGGACATTTTTTTCGGTGGACGACCCTTCTGTGAGCCGTATGTTCCTTTTCCTTGTGGCATAGTTAACATTTCCATTTACGAAGTGCAAGTGCCTTTCTGGTAGGCTTACCATTTTTTCTCATTGGTCCCTTCACTCCACTCATGCGAGCGCAGAAGGAACGCTTACGTCCTTTAGCTTTTTTAGTTTTTGGATTAGGTGCAGGAGGTTTTAGGTTAGCTCCTTCTTTCCTTTTAAAGTAACGTCTCCCAGCGGCAGTCAAACCACCACTAGGACTTTTGTGTTCCTTCCTCATACCAACTGTAGTTATTAGTAATTAAAACTCAAGATTCGGAGAGTTAGCCAGTTTATTCATAACATCATTTCGATATGCAGGATCGTTGTCATATCGAGGATCGTTCATGTCTTCAATAAGTTCTGCCTGGCTACGATAGGACTGTGATTTGTTTGGTGCAGCACGACCTTGGACAAGGTTTCCGTCGATACCATTGGCATCGTAGTAACGTTTTGCTACAGCATCAACAGCCATAGCAATCTGAGTCATGTCACCGGAGTCAATGATAGAATCAAATGTTTTGATTTCAGATTGTGGAAAGTTTTGAACTGCCCACTCCATCATCTGTTTATATTGATCGGGACCACCGACGCGGTTCTGCATCTCAGTCACTTGCCCATCACTCAATTCAGGTTGGTTGGTATCACCTTCTGGTACCTCCTCTGAGTTCTCAAAGAATGCTTTAATTAGATCCTCTTTTGAGATGTCTTCAAAGTTATTGACATCAAATTTTTTGTCAGAATTATATGACTGGTAGGCTTGTGCCAGTTTATCTGCAACCGTTACTGGTTGCTCCTGTTGAGGTTGTGGTTCACTCTGCTGGTCACCAAGCTTTGATTGAAGCTCAAGGTAACCACGCTCCAGTTCTTCTGCATTTCGATATTTACCAGCGAGCAGTTGCTGCTGCTCCTGTTCAAGCATGTTACCAATCTCAAGAGATTCTTGTTGCTCTACTTGTTGTGCTTGAACTTCTTGTTCGGGTGCAGTCCCGTCGTACGTAAATGTATTAGCCATTAGGTGGTGTTGTTACAGTATAATTGAAATCAATTTTTCCGTTGGAGTCTCGTGTAGTTGTACTAGATTTCTTCTCCTTCGGGGGCTGTTGCTTCTTGGGTCGGGGGTTGGAGGTTGGCATTTTTAGTAGGATCAAGTGCGGGAGAGTTCATAATCTGACCAGTTTGTTCAGTCAGTGCCATCTGTTCTTGTTGTTCCATAGCCGCTTGCTGCTCTTGTTGCAACTGCTCCATGGACTTGACAAGATTCAGTACATCAATACCCTGGGCTGCTGCCAATCGCTTGATAGCTTCATCAGGGTTTACATACTGAAGCAGTGCTTCTGGTCCCAGTGTTTGAGCCACGGTACCAAGGAACATAGTAAGAGACTCACGATCTTGTCCACGTCCAAGGCTGTTAATGCCAGCCACAATAGTTGGGTTAACAATATCTTTTGGATAACGTGGTAGCTCACCAGTGCGTTGTAGCACCAGCAGTTTACGGTTTAGGTATGGAACCAGGAACTCTACTGTAAGCAAACTAAACAGTCCACCCAGTTGAGATTCAAGTTCGAGTTGAGTCAATCGAATCTCTTCTGCTGTAACACGTTCTGCGTTACGTGGATTCATAACAAGGAACGCTTCAAGGAGACGGCGTTCATATGTTCCAATCATGTTAGCAGCAGTAGCGAAGTCTGCTTGCTTGCCAACTTGAACTACACCAATATCATCAGGTCTTCCCTGGATGATTGCACCGTTGCCTGCAGCCGCCAGGGACTGTGGTTTAGTTGTGCTTGAGGGTGACACTACAAAGACGACTTTAGCAGCCGCTGCAGAGCCTTCTACAAGGGCCTGAGAGAGTGCATCGAGAGACTTGAAGTCCCCAAGGAACTCACTCACTCTTCCACGTCCGTAGTTCTCACCGTCAACAGTGTTGAATCTCAGCACCAACCATGGGGAGGCATCCTTTGGAGCCTTACCTTGGGTACCAGGAATAACTTCTTCGTATACTTCTTGATGCCAGACCCAGCGGTTACCGTCAAGACGTACATGAGTGTAGACCTCACACTCTTTATCGTAAGATACGTCTTCAGAACTCATCTTATCTTCTTTTACTGCCTTTGGTGTAAAGCCATTTGGCAGAAGGTCTTTATGAATTAATTCTTTTGTAACGATCTCGACCACGTTACCGTTACCGTCTCTGTCTACAACGTAGCGATTGAGTGGGTAGTGCTTAACACCATCCTTACCCATAAAGAGTAGTGCATTACCGCCTACCACCAGATGCTTAATAGCTTGGTGTACAGTCACACGGTCACTGGATGCAGCAATGCTATCCATCACCATGCGTTCCATCTTAGCAAAGCTTAAGTCAAGTTCAGATCGTACCTCTGCTGGCAGCTCTTTGCCAAGCTTGTCGTCACGAATTTGGAACTTAAAGAATGTAGTTTGTGGTGGCAACAATGCAAGCATTAGTTTACTTG